AAACTGACAATGGCGCGAGGAATGCCAATTATGCTACGACCACCGCATGCAGGACACGCGATGGTTCAACGCGATCAGGAGCGGGACGTGGTATCGGATATGGAGCCGGCATATGCGCTGGTTCAATCCGCGGCGGCCGGTGAACGAGAATGAGCGGCGGCGTACACAATGATCCAGCTGGGTTTCATAACCATGCTGTTTCTGTGGCTGCGTGGTCGGCAGAACCTCATCCGCATGAAGCTCATCAAGGGACGGAGGCTTGGTCGCTTCCGGTTGTGACGCGATGACCGGTCGGCCGAGCGCCTACACGCCCGAAATAGCGGAGGCGATCTGCGACAAGCTGGCTGAGGGTCTGAGCTTGGTGGCCATCTGCAAAGATGAAGCGATGCCAGGCTTGCGAACCGTCATGAGATGGGCTGCTGAGCGTACAGATTTCGGCATAGAGTACGCGCGTGCGCGCGAGGCTCAGGCCGAAACGATGGACGACATGATCCTGACCACGGCGGAGAAGGCGGGCGCCGATCCGCAGGCCGCTCGGGTCAAGATCGACGCGTACAAATGGCGGGCCGCTAAGCTCGCGCCGAAGCGTTACGGCGACAAGACGCTGGTGGGCTCCGACCCCGACAATCCGCTGCCGGAGGGCTTCAAGGTGTCGTTCGTAGGCGCTGGCAAGCCCGATGCGTGACATCCAGCTTCCCGAATACGCCAGCGATATGTGGGAGCCGTTCCGCCATCTGTTCTGGCGCGGTGGTCGCGGCGCCGGCAAGTCTCGCACGGTGGCGAGTGGCCTGGTGATCCAGAGCATGGAGCGCCATGAGCGCGTGCTGTGCGGGCGTGAGGTGCAGAAGTCGATCAAGGACTCGGTGAAGCGTCTTCTGGAAGACGAGATCGACCGGCTTGGCGTGCGGGCTGCGTTCGACAGCACCGAGACGGAGATACGCGGGCCGAACGACAGCCTGTTCCTGTTCTCGGGTGTCCGGCACAACGCCACCAGCATCAAGTCGATTGAGGGCGTAACGACCTTCTGGGGCGAGGAGGCGCAGACCTTCAGCCAGGCGAGCCTTGATACGATCGTCCCTACCATCCGGGCGCCGGGATCGCGGCTCATCTGGACCTACAACCCCGATCTTGAGACCGACCCCATTGACGTGATGGCTGCGAGCCCGCCGCCGAACAGCATCGTGCGCACCATCAACCACGACGCGAACCCATGGTTTCCCGACGTGCTGCGAGTCGAAATGGAGTTCGACCGCGGGCGGGATTACGACAAGTACCTGCATGTCTGGGAAGGGCAGTACCGTCGCAACAGCGAAGCGCGCGTGTTCAAGAACTGGCGGGTGGAGCCGTTCGAGAGCCCTGCGAATGTCGAGTACCGCCTTGGCGCCGACTTCGGCTTCAGCATCGACCCATCGGTTGCCTTGCGCTGCTGGATCAGCGGCACACAGCTTTTCGTGGATTACGAGGCCTGGGGTCTGGGGGTCGAGATCGTCAATCTGCCCACGTTGTTCATGAGCATCCCTGATGCCGAGCGATATTGGATGACGGCCGACAGCGCCCGGCCGGAGACGATCAGCCACTTGCGCGGCCATGGCTTTCCTCGGATCGCGCCGGCGCTGAAGGGCGCGCGCTCGCTGGAGGAGGGTGTGGAGTTCCTGAAGGGCTACGATTTGGTGGTGCATCCACGTTGCACGCACCTGATCGATGAGCTGACTCACTACAGCTACAAGACCGACCCGCTGACCGGCCAAGTGCTGGGTGTGTTGGAGGACAAGAACAACCACTGCATCGACGCGCTGCGGTATGCTGTCGAGGGTGCGCGCCGGGCGATGAAGGCCAAGCCCAAGGTGGTGAGTGTCACCGTCCCGACCATGGCGTCGGCGTTCGCAAGGAGGTGAGGATGTGGCGACAGTTCATGCAGGATTGCCGTGACCTCTGGAGCTGGCTTAGCGGCCATAAGCCAGAGGTGGTCAGCGCGCCTCGCCTGCCTGAGCCGAACGAGCCACCGCAGGGGTGGTATGCGTGGGAGTGCGAACGATTCACCCGCTGCCCCTCAGCCTTCTGGCTTGACCCAAGGAGGTACGATGGGACTGAGTTTGCTTTCGTCGACCCAACCCCGGAAGACATTCGGCGCGCACAAGATGCAGTAGCTGGGGTCTTCGGAATTCAAGTTATCCGCCCTCTCCATTTCTCGCAGAAATCCGGCAACCCGTATGCCTCGCTCTTGAATGGAAACGCACTCGCTCAGTCCTCCTTGGCAAACCAACTGCAACGCGGTATCTAAATACCGTTCCGGACCGCACCTCCGGGCATAACAGCCGAGGTGCGCCCAGTGAATACCAGCGATCAAGCCCTGCTCGACAAGGCCCTGCGCCAGTTCGACGAGAACACCAGCGAGACCCTGGCAGAGCGCGCGCTTGCGCTTCAGGACCGTCGCTTCGTGTTCATCGAGGGCGCGCAGTGGGAAGGGGAGATGGGCGAGCAGTTCGAGAACTCGCCACGCCTTCAGATCAACAAGACCCAGCGCGGCCACGACAAGATCATCAACGATTACCGCGCCAATCGCTTCACGGTGAACTACCGCCCGGTCGGCGATGAAGGCGACGACGACACCGCGGAACTGCTCAACGGCCTGATGTACGCCGACATCTACCGCAGCAAGGGGCAGCTCGCGCTGGACAATGCGTTCGGCGAGGGCGCGGCCGGCGGGATGGGCGCCTGGCGCTTGTGCAACGAGTACGAAGATGAGAGCGACGACAAGAACGACAACCAGCGCATCAGCGTTGAGATGATCGCGGACGCCGACCAGTGCGTGTTCTTCGATCGCGCCGCCAAGCTCTACGACAAGTCCGACGCGCGCCACGCCTATGTGCTGAACCCGATGACGCCGGATGCCTTCAAGGACGAATACGGCGATGACAAGCTGGTGTCCTGGCCAGAGGATACGGTGCGCCCGTACAGCTTCGATTGGTTCCGGGGCGAGGTGGTCTGGGTCGCCGAGTACTTCGAGGTGGAGCACGTCACGCGCGAGTTGCGCATCTACACGCGGGACGTGACCGGCGAGGAATTCCGCTACTGGACCGAAGACATGCTCGACGGCCAGGACGAGGACCTGAAGAAGCGCAACTTCACCCGCCGCACTCGCAAGATCAAGCGCAGGCGTGTCCACAAGTGGATCCTGAGCGGCGCCGAGGTGCTGGAGGACTGCGGCTACATCGCAGGCGACCGCATCCCGATTGTGCCATTCTACGGCAAGCGCGTCGTGATCGACAACGTGGAGCGGTTCAAGGGCCACGTCCGCGATGCGAAGGACCCGGCCAAGGCCTACAACGCCCAGGTCAGCAAGCTCATCGAGACCGCCAGCCTCGCCCCGCGCGAGGTGCCCATCTTCGCGCCCGAGCAGATGGAAGGGCTGCAAAGCCATTGGGCGAATATGAACATCGAGCGCCATCCGTATGGCCTGGCGCACCCCATCACCGACCCTGTCTCCGGTGCGATCGTGCAGACCGGCCCTGTCGCCTACGTGAAGCCACCAGACGTGCCGCCTGCGATGGCCGCGCTCATCCAGATCATGGGCAACGACATCGCCGAGATCACGAACGGCGACGACACCAGCATGGAGATCAAGTCCAACGTCTCCGGCGAGGCGATGGATATCGCGGCGTCCCGCGTGGATGCGAAATCCTTCATCTACATGGACAACTTCAAGCTCTCCATGCAGGCGTTCGGTGAGATCTACTACGCGATGGCCAAAGAGGTCTACGTGGAGGAAGGCCGCAAGGTCCAAACGATGGACGAAGACGGCAAGACCTCCGTCGCCACGTTGGGCGAGACCTTCGCTGACCCCAAGACCGGCATCGTCGCCAAGCGCTATGACCTTTCGGTCGGGCGGTTCAACGTGATCGCAGACGTAACAGAGGCCACGGCCACGCGCCGGGACAAGACTGTCCGCACGATGATGACGCTGGCTCAGGCGGCCGTCACGGTGCAGGCGCTCGAACTTGGCCAGGCCGCGCTGCTGACCGCGATCGACAACATGGACGGCGAGGGCATGGGCAAGCTCCAGGACTTCGCGCACAAGGCGTCCGTTGCCATCGGTCTGGACGAGATGACGCCCGAGGAGCAGCAGGCCGCGCAACAGGCCCAGCAGAACACGCCGCCGGATCCGACTGCAGTGGCGCTTCAGGCGCAGGCTGACGATTTCACGGCATCCGCAGAGCAGAAGCGCAGTCAGGTCAGGTTGAACGAGGCCAAGACCGTACAGACGCTCGCCGACGCGCAGAAGAAGACGGCCGAATCGGAGCAAATCACTGCGACGCCGCCGCCTCTTCCAGAAGTCAACAGTTTGTTTCAGGACGCGGCTTGAACATCGCTAGCCAGAATGGTAAATAGATCGCGCGCGGGGGCGTGGGAGTAACCATATGAGCGTTGCCGATAATGAGCCCCTCGATCTCACTGACGAGATGATCGAAGACGTTGATGCCGAGCCTGTTGAAGGCGGGGTAGACGGCGAAGAAGACCAGCAGGAGGAAGAGACAGTCATCTCGTTTGCCGATGAAGGCGACGAGGAGGCTGAGAACATCCCGTTGGTCAAGCGACTGCGCAACGAACTGCGCGAGCGGGACCGCAAGATCAAGCAGATGCGCCGCGGCCCGGCGCCGTCGAACGACGCCGACCCGGAGCCGCAGGTGCCCGATCGCCCGCGCTCCGTCGCCGACTTCGACTATGACGAGGATCGCTTCAACGAGGCGCTCGACGATCACCTGGCGAAGAAGGACGAGCACGCGGCATGGAAGGCGCGCGACGAGAAGCGCAAGAGTCAGCGCAGCGAGCAGGAGGCTGAACAGGGCCGGCAAATCGAGCAGCAGCGCAAGGCGCTTGGCGTCGGTGACTACGAGGTCAAGGCCGGATTGGTCCGAGACCGCTTGAGCGATGCGCAGATGGCGATCCTCATCAACGGCGCCGACAACCCCGCCCAGATGATCTACGCGCTCGGCCGCTCCGAAAGCCGGCTCGATATGCTCTCTGGTGAAGAGAACCTGGCCAAGTTCGCCGTCATGCTCGGCAAGATGGAGAAGGATATCAAGGTGACGAAGAGAAACGCGCCTGCGCCGGAAAGCCGCGTCCGCGGTGCCAGCGCCTCGATCGCGGTTGGCAGCGACAAGCAGCTTGAGCGCCTGGAGAAGGACGCCGAGCGCACCGGCGACCGGTCCAAGCTCATCGCCTACAAAGCCCAGAAGCGCGCAGCGTAAAGGAACCGATCCATGTCTTTCGACCGTGAACTTTCGCCCGCCGAAATCGTCCACGCCAAGATGGCCGGCATCCCCGCCGATCGTCCGGGCCTGCTCGGCGACTATCCCAAGATGCTCTACCGCAAGGGTGTACCTGCGCTCGGCGAACATGCCCTCGCTTCAGATGCCAACGGTGGTCTGGCCTCTCTGCCGATCGCCGGTCATGATGGCGTGACCACCCTCACGGTCGCCTCCGCAGATGAGGAACTGGCGGCACTTGAGGATGGCTGGCACGTCACCATCGCCGCGGCCGTTGCGCCCGCCGCCAAGAAAGCGGCCTGACGCCATGACCACCAAGCGCCAACTCATTGAGCAGATGTTCCTTGAGTGCGGCATCAACGGTTGGGAATACGACATCCAACCGGAGGAGAAGGACAAAGCTTTGACGCGCCTCGATGCGCTGATGGCCGAGTTGAAGGGCCGGGGCATGGACCTCGGCTACAACTTCCCTGCCGAGATTGGCGCTGGTGATCTCGACGACGATCTGGGCGTGGCCGACCAAGCTTTCTACGGGCTGGCTGTGCTCGGTGCCGAGCGTCTCAGTCCGACGATGGGCAAGACGCAGAGCCCCGCCAGTCGCATGGCGCTCACCGCGGCTATGAAGGCTGTGCGCTCTGCCGCGCTGGTACTGGCGCCCACGGTTGAGGGTCCCCGCATGGTCTACGGCTCTGGCAATCGCTGGCGGTTCGGCTTCTGACATGCGCATCCCGATCGTCTCAGGCGTCAAGGTCAGCGAGCATGGCGACTTCCTGACGAGCTACCCGGTCAACCGGGAGCCGGTGCTGAAGGACACGGGCATCTCGGACG